GAAGCGATCCGAGACACTCTACGGAAATCTCGTCGATGTAGATTGTGGTCGCAGATGTGACACCCGAAACATTGAACGAAAGAGAAGTGATCGTATTGACGAGGCTTGATGATATGTCTAGCGTGAAGTAGTAAAATTCGTTTGGAACCGATATGTAGACGTTCGCAGATGTCGTGTTGGCTCCGTCCGTAAATGAGACTTGGATAAATTGCCCCGCTCTCGTTCCACGAATCCAAAACGATAAAGTTTTTTTTCCAGTGATTGCAAAGCTGAGTCCTGATTTTGTCGCACTCTGTCCATTAGAAGATGAGGTCAAATCTAGCTTGAATGAACCCGCACCCGTGACAAGTGTTGTCGTGTCGATTGATCTTGAAATGTTTGCACCGAACGTCCAGCCAGTAAGTGAATCAAGTTCGTCGAATATCGTGGAGTAAATATCTGGATATGAAGAGAACCGATAAAACCCGTTATCAAACTGCTGAGTCATTCGAACGCCTTTGATCTTGCAAAAGTATTTCGGATCTTTGAATGTCGCAAGAGTGTTGTCTCGAATAAGATCCGCAACGTCGTCGGAAAAATATTCTGGAATCGTGATTGTCGCTTCCGAAGGTGAACGTCTTCCATACTTGGCGATTGAAGTTGCATCCGATCCGACTGAGGCCGTGACCCAACCGTTGCCACCTTCTGAGTGTCCTTTTGCCCGTCGAACGTCTACCACGTTTATAATTTTGTCAAAGTTGCGAGTAAGTTGAAAATTGTGAATATTGTATCCGACATTTAAAACGTCGTTTACTGCTGGCACGGGTTTAAAGAAATAATCGCCCGCCCTATCCACTCCCATCACGTAAGAACCGAGAGTCATTTTTTCCAGCATCTCAATTGCCTGTTGAAGCGTTGAACCATTAAAATCAACATAGCCAAGCGTATTCGATCCAGTAGACGCAATTACTTTTGCTGGCACGTAACCAATTCCAAGACCACTTCCGTATGTCGTCACAAGCTGAGTAAATAGTAAAGAAATAAGATTGGACGAGGACCACTCGGCTGGAAGCACTCTAATGTCGCCCCCTGTTCCCGCTTGTGCAACGCCAACTGGATTTGTAATTTCAAACCAATTTGATCCAACCGCTGTTATCATCGAATATAGGTTATTGAAATCAGAAGTGCAACCTCTCGCCGCAAGCATCTGGTTTGTATTGATTCCCGCCGTTGTCGTTGTTACGTTGTAGCGTGATGTCGTTCCACCTGGTCGAGTGATCGACGAGATTGTAAAGTTTTGTGTTGTCTCAATCGGAGTCTTTTCGTATTTTTTTCGAAGGCCATAAAACTCATATTTAAAGGTTTCGTTCTTTGTGTTTCCAGGGTCGAACGGTTTCCACATATAGCCTTTATAGTCAGGCTGACCGTTTACCGTGATTGAGATTGTCGAATAGACTGCCAGCGGAAAAGGTGGAAGTTGGTTGAGGATAAGAACGGCCTCGTCTGATCCGCGTTCTGAGTTTGTGTATTCTATTGAGTTGATAATTGTGTTTTGAATTCCCGATGGAATCGCTCCGAGTAGTCCACCCGTCAAAGTCGATATTGATATGCTTGGAGTAAGGTATCCGCTTGGAACTTCAGGAGACGGTTCGAATATTAGAATGCTTCCTTCCTTTCTGTGAATGCGCTTTCTCTTGAGAGAAATCCGCTTCGGCATTCTTGTATATTCGACGAACGGCATTAGATGACGAACCTAGGTCTGTAAATGATTTCGATGGAAGTTGCCGCTGTACCGATTGCGGATTGATATTGGATTTGATTGAGACCATTTACGAGTCTTGGAAAGTTTCCGCCTGTTTTAGAAGTAGGCGATAACGTGGTCCCGTAATAAATAAGCCCGTCGACTGAATCGACTTGTACAAATTGTCCGCTCGTTAGGTTTACTTGTTGAATCCTTACCGAGTCTCCGTTAGTGACATTCGTAATCGAAAAATCTGCGTTCGCTCCCGCCGTTGTCATTTTGATTTGTGGGTAGGCGTTGTAGACTTCAATATTCGATGACACGACAATATACATTGAGCTTCCCGATGCAATGTTTGCCGATGTGATCGTCACGGTTGAAGTCGATTCCATGAGAGCATCTAGCATTGCAAGTTTTATTGTTCCCTCACCGATTCTGTGAGTCGAACCTTCTCTTGCTTTCCAAGACATTCCTTTGAATGATACTTTCGCTCGTAAGTTGTTATCCGTATCGACCAGGTAAAAAGGTCTTTTTTCTGCACGAAAAAAATTCACCACTCTTGCAAGCCGTTGTCGGTATGCGAGATCCGTTTGCGCAATGAACCAGATTTTCACTTCCGCATTGCGAGAACCTAGAACGCCATCGCCTGTCTCATATCCACCTTCAACGCCAAACTTATCTAGCACCTTAACTTTTGTTTCGAAGTCTCCAAAGTCGACTCTTGGAGCGTATCCGTCTGCGTCGTTAAGTGCCGAAAGGTCTAGAGAGTTATTGAGTGAATCAGTAAATTTTATTTTCATCCAGCCGCCGCCATGTAAACGTCTCGTCTAATTTTTTCTGCGACAAAATCTGCAAGCTCGTTCGGGTTCATATTTGAACCGTTTATTTGAATGCCTTCCATGTAAACATTTGTTACATTCCCGCCAGTTCCGTTCGTTAAATTATCGGCGACTTCTTTTTTTAAAGCTCCAAAGTCTTTGCCTGGATTATTAAAAGGTATTGCTAGTTCAGCCCCAGCCTCACCAAAGATTGAAGGCTGTGTTGCGATACCGCCGTCTGCGAACACCGGTGGAGGTGGATACTGCATTGAAGCGACCGCACCCATTGCCATTGCACCCGCACCGAGTGACATTGCTGTAATGAGACCCGCAAAAACCATACCCGCTATTCCACCTGGAATCCCACCTTGAGCGAATGCCATAGCGACACCTGCAAGAGACATCATAATCGTCATTGCCATTTGTGTTGCTATTGTCGCCATTTGAATTTGCTTGTTCATTTGGAATGCCGCTTTCCCGGCTTGCCATTCCATTAAAGCCTTCGCGCGTGTTCGGTCTTCGTTTGCTTTGTCTGCCGCTTTGTCATCTAGTTCTTTTTGCTTTTGAAGTTTGACTTGTTCCGCTTGGAGTGCTGTCTGCGCCGCTAGTTGTTTATCCGCTTGTGCTTTGTCGTTCTTTGATAATTGTTCGTCTTTTACTTTGATTGCGTCTAAAAGTTTTTGATCAAAATCTGATCTTAATTTAATTCGAGATTGTTCAAAATCGTTCTGTAAGGCTTCGTCGTTTATCATTCGTTGTTCTGCGTCTGCTGAGTTTGCATCGTTTTCGGCTTTCTTCGCTTCCATATCCGCGCGTAACATTTCTAAGGCTTCCTGATAGAGACGTTCATTTTCTGCTTTTGCGGATTCGTCGAATTCTGCTTTGAGTGCCGCACGTTCTATTTGATACGCTCGTTCTTGATCGAGTAGTGCTTGATTCTGCGCCGCGATCTGTTCCATCTGCGCGTCAAATTCGGCTTGTCTTTGATCTGCTTGTTGTTTGGCAAGAAAGTTCAAACCGTTCGCAAAGAAGTCTAGCCGTTGTTTAAAGTTTTGAAGTTTGACCGTCGCTTGTCCCGCCATAGCGTTTCCCATTTCGGAGGCGGCTTGACCTACTTCGCTTATTGCCATCGCCGCAAGTTTTGCACCCGCTCCGACTTCCTTTAATGTTTTAGAATTAAATCCAAGCCCTTCAAATCCTTTGGCGTTTTTTAAAAGATCAACTTGCATATTGACTTTGACCATTGTCGATTCAAACTTCTGCAATGACCCTGTTTGCTCTGCCCACCAATTATCTGTTCCACTGCTTTTAGGTCTACCGCCTGAAGTAGTAGGAGTCCCACCCGCACCAGGTGCGCCAGGAACAACTGGATTTGTGCCTTGTGTTTGCATTGCCGATATTGCAAACGCCAATGATTTCATTGCGCCTTCGCTATCTCTTGCAGATGACGCGAGGCCTTTTAAATGATCTTTGTATTCTCTCGTCAAACCTGACGATTGTTCAATTTGATTTATGAGTGCTTGAGAATATGCAATCCTTGTTCCCATGCTCGCGTTCTGGTTTCTTCTAAGGTCTTCAAATCCCTTCGACATAGCAGAAAGACTGTTTTTCGTAGACTCTTGGACGACACCGTTCGCCCTTGCAATCCTTGTGGACTCTGCCGCTACCGTCGCGCTTGCCCCGCTTGACACCGCGTCAAGTTGAGAGAATAAAGCTATGGTAGCAGAAATCCCTATTACAATTGCGCTGATCCCACCTGTCATAAGAGTAAGCGAGGCCGCCATTTGAGGTGCGGCAACCGCCATGATTCCTTTTAATGTGACGATAGCCGTTCCAATGGTTACAAGTGACGCGGCAAAAGTGACTGCCATCTTTTCCATTGTCCCCATATTCTTTGCCCAGTCAGCAATCCATACGACACCTTTTGCTAGTGCCGAAACAAACGGCGTGATTCCCTCTCGCAGAACTTGCCCGATTGAAATAGAGAGTTCACTCGTTGACTTGTTAAGTGATTGCGTTGCTCCTGAATACCCTTGCAGGTTCTCTTGCGCTCTTCCCGCGTTTACTGCAAATTGATTCGTAAAGTCGTTTACGAGTTTTTGCCTGTCAGCAAGTCCTGCAAACTTATCACCTAAATTGTCAGCGTCTACACCCAAGCGAGAATACTGCTTAGAAATGTTTTCCGAGATACCGATTGAATCGGATAGTGTCGAGTTGTTATTTTTAAGACCTTCCGTCCAGACTTGGACTGATTCAGATAGATCGTAGTGTGCTTGTCGGTTATCGACCGCCATGTCTGTCGCACCACGTAAAAGTTTTTCTGTGTCGGCGAGCGAGAATCCCATTGAAACAAGGTTCTTCGTCGCTTGCGTTACCGCTCCCGTCGTAAGTCCAAGTTCGCTGGAAAGTGTCTTCACCATCTTTGCCGCTTGCGGAACGGCTTCGTCTCCGAGTTTGTTTTTTATTACCGCCGCAAGTCCTTTGATTTGTGATTCAGCTTGAACCGCTGAGTCGATCATTCCTTTAAAGCCGGCGACAACCGCCGCAAAACTTGCCGCTGAGCCAAGTGCCTTTAAAGCACCGCTCATTTTGTCGACTGACTTTGTCGTCTCGTCTACGGACGCTTTACCTTTTTTAAAGCCATCGTCAAACGTCTTTTCAGCGTCTTTCGATATGCCTACGATCTTTCGAAGTGCCTCTTCATATTGTCTAGTGTCAAGTATGAGTGATGAGTATATCGATTCTACAACTGCCATGCGGGAACCTCTTTGAGAATGTAATCGTTGATATTAACGACTTCTCGTTTTATTTTTTTGGGTGGCTCCGCTTCCATGAGCGTGTTGATTTGCACTTGGAGAGTTCCGATTCTATCGGTGTTCGTTGATTGTGAGTACATTGCAATCATCGTGTTTTTTTGCTCCTCTTCCAAGTCTAAGACTTCATTTAATTTTAGCTTATAGTTTAGCTTGAAGGCGGACCACTTTTTGACTTCCTCTTCCTCGTAACCGTAGCGCCTGAGCTTTTCGATGATGTAGACGTATGAATTTTTTTTTTCGGTTCGTCGCTTGTATCGTCGTTCCCGAACATTGACCTTTCTATCGCTGACATAAATAAAGGCATTTCTGTTCCTTTAATTTCGTCTATCGTCTCAACGTGTTTGTCTATTTCTTTGATGCACTCTTTGAGATATTCAATTGACGCGCCTCGAAGCTGTTTATTTATGCGGGTAAGTTTGTCATAAGTTTCTTTCGTTGCTTTGTCCGCGTCCGACATTGTTTCGTATTCGGCTGTGAAGGATTGGTATTCGACTAAATGAGTGTTAATCTTTTCTTTTGCCTCATCTAGCCGAACGCTTTTAAAAATCCCTTCTGCGTTATGAGTAGAAATGGATACGACTTTACCGTCGTTTTTTGTGATATTAACCGAGTATGGTAAAGCCGTAAATTTCATTCTATAACACGTCCAAGGTCACAGTTCCAGACGAGTAGAAAATCGGCTGACCGCCGATCTGTCTAGTGTCGTCTAAGTAAATTGTGAACATTGACTTCACGCTTCTTTGAGTTGTCGCGTCGTATTTTGCCTCTACGCTAGAAGCTGGCGCGGCACGCCAAAAGGTTACCGTGTCGAGAGGGTCGGTTGACTCTCCTGTTCCGATAATCTTTACGAGTTTCATTTGTTTCACGATAGCTGAGTCAAGCTGTCCAAGTGCGAATCTTTGAGCATAGCCTTGATATGCACCAGGTGAAGTTGACTGTCTTTCGGCATAAAAACCGTTTAGTATCGCAGACATACGAGAAATAGTTCCCTCGCCAACGACTACTTCTAAAGACGCTTCGTATCCTGATAAAACTCGGTTCGCTGGTGAGTCACCCGCCTGGTCGAATTTAATGTCTGCTTTTTTGTTGTCGTATTTGAAAGATACGCCCATTGTTTTCCCTAGCCAAATAGTAGTGTATTTTGCATAAGAACGAGTCGAACCCGTATAGACCGCTTGTGAGACTGTCATGGCTGTGTTCGATGCAATGTTTGTAATTTGTCGCACGACTGGAACCGTGTTGTTGATCATAATCCAATCACCTATTCGGAAGTCAGTCAAGAACGCAGTGCCTGCACCCGTGATTGTAGTTGTCGATGTAGCCGTGATGACAGTACCCGAAAGCGTGGTAGGTGTTGCAGTATCCCAATACACGTTACATGGTGAGATTTCGCCGTCATCGGCTCCGAAAAATGTCCGCCCTTCATCGGCGGGAATTGCTAGTAGTGGCATAAAGCCTCCATATTATAACATTAGAAATTCATAGTTGATAGAATAGTTGAATCCTTCGCCATCATTGCCCAACGGAAAGGGTCGATCAATTGCCCTGATCTTTGCGAACCGATAATCAGAGTTTCCGTCTGACAAGGTTACCTCATAACGTTCACCGATAAATGCGAAAACGTCAAGCGCAAATTTACGCGCCTTTTCGTCTGTTATTCCGCTCGTTATGATCTGGATATTTAGATTCGTCACTTCGTTTGGCCATATCTGCGTTGAACCGCCAGCATCTATAACAAGAATATACTCTTGCGGATCTGACTTTTTGAGACTCTGTTTTATAAAATGGTATTGCGGCATTCCTTCGGAAAGCCATTTGTAAATTGCTTCAATCATAGTTTGTAAAACCTCGTAAATAATTTCGGAATGTCGATTGTGGCAATGGTTCGAGTCAGCCATTTGTAGCCTGGTTTCGTGACCCCTTTCTCGCGTGACTTTTCCCCAGGCTTGAAAGGGAACTCATGCAAGCGCCAAGCATAAGGCATGTTATAACCTACCCGCAATTCGTTTTTGTTTATGCCCTTGATGTCGGGCGCACTGGGTGGAGTCGCATTCTTTCCGTTCTGCACTTTCTCATTTACGTAAATTCTCTTTCCGACTGAGATAGAAAACGATCCTACAAGGTTTCCTTCCTTGATTGGAACGAGAGGTTCCGCACGGTTTACAATCACAATGCCGATTTGATAAAGTGCCGAGTTGACCGCTTTGTCGTTCTTTTTAAGGATTTCCAAAAGCGATTTATTGAACTTTGACGTGTCTAACTTCATCCGAATGTGACCTTGATAAGATAAGTCTTACCGTTGTAAATGATCGGATCAAAGGTTTGAATGCTCGTTTCCGTTCCCTCGTAGATCAAAGAGTCGGTTTCATTTATGTCTGTACCTGGTTTGAATAGTGCTTCATAGTTTCCAATTGAAGATTGTCCATTCGTGTTCGATCTGTTGCGCGTTCGACTCATGTAAATCGGATTCACTTCAAGTGTCGTTTCGATCTCTTGACCGTTTGGGTAGGTTCGTCTCATTCGTGTCATTATGCGCTCCTTAGTGGACGGAATTTAAAGTCACCAGTATCGACGTATGGCATAAGTCTGTGAAGACAATTTCCAGTCCATAACGTGCGACCGTTTCGCCTAATAAAAATAGTATGGAATTTTGGTAAGGAAACGCAATAAGCAAAATCATTATAATAAACTTCAGACACCTTCATTTTTTGCATCGTCGATTTTTGCGAATCGTTTATGTAAATGTGCCATTGGTCGTAATTAGTGACATACGTTCCGTTCCAGTGTTTGACAGATTTACCTTTGTTTTTTGCCAGTTTATAAGTGACCGAGTAGCCCGCTTTGATAATCAATTCGCCTAAACTGTCCGCCATTCTTCGCGATGACGTAGTGATTAGCTTTGAATCTCTGAATTGGTAACCTTTCCAAAACTTTCCTTTCTTTGTGTTACCATCTCCCAAAACAAACGCATCCAAAAAGTTTCTTATGTCTTCTTTTGGCGCGTTCATGATTTCATCTGGTATAAACTTATCAAATGACTTGCCAAACTGTTTGAAATAATCATACAACTTTCTAGGCAATATTAATCCCTCTGGCTGACATGAGTGTTGAATTCCGATTTTATCTAGGAGTGAATGAACCATCTCGTATTTTTCTGGGTTTGCTTGTTTAGATTGAGATATGACGACACGCTTGAGATAATTGTCTACACTTCCTTCGGAAAGATACCACCCCATCAATTTGCAATAATCAGAAAAATCTATTCTTTGATCTGCAATCCTGATTTCTTTAGTTTCTCCACTTTGCCAATCCGATGAGCGATAAAATATCTTACTGCTTTTCTCTTTAAATTCTTGCGCTTCTGCAAACTGCCACCGCTTTTTATTAAAACGCGCATCCCATTGAGATTGATAAAACATCCTATGATTGAACGTAAATAAGAAGTCGCACGATATATTTTGAAAGTGCAATAGCCTTTCGTGCTTTTGTTTATGAATCTTTACAATTGGCAAAAACTCTAAATTTAAAGTATTTGGGTCGAGCGACATGACGATCTGATCTTTGGTAATTTCCGAACAAAGAACCCATCCTTGCGATGTGTAGATTTCGGTATCTTTACTTAAGCAGTTCGGATGATATACTGGTCGGTTTGATTCACCTTGTTCGCCTGTTCCATTGATCCAATCATATTTTGGATCGTTCTTGTCGGTCGATAGTATTTGCCCTTCGTGCGGTCTACATATCTCGGATTTTGTATTGTGCTTTGTTACCTTAAAAAGTTTGATCCCGTTCTTCCTTGCAATGTCGATCGTGCCTTGGACTTGTGCCTCGCCTATTCGTGTTCGGCTCACTAGATCGGCATAGGTATTGACTCGGAAATTCATCACCTTGCCGTTCTTATTAATAATTTGCATCACCTTCCCATCGAGTAGTTTCTCCGAGTAGCCTTGCAATAGTTTCTTATTTACGTATCGGTCGAGTGATGCTTGGTCAAATATTTGAATACCTCGGTCGGTGATTGCTTTACGTGTGAATTGTTTTGCACCATAACCCGTCCCTTGCTCAATGAGTCCCTTCGCCACGGCATTGGAAATCTCAGATTCGGTGAGTCGGCCTTGTTTGGAAAAGTATTTGAAAAAGTCACCTACCGCCTCTTGCCCGTTTCCAATAGCACGACGGAAGTCTTTCTGTGCATCTGCGATAAGTGTATTGATTGCCTTCATATCCCGAGTGTTATCGGCTACGATATTGCCGAAGCGTTTCATTTCATCGATGGATATTTGAACGCCTGAGTTGTAAGCGCCTGGAAGAATTGACGCTGTGAACGCGTCTAAGGTTGTTTGAATTGTTTCGTATTGGAAATTTATAACGGATAAAAGTCGGTCACGTTCGCCTTCGGTTAGCTCGTCTTGAATTGAACGAGTGAGTGCGGATTGCATGATACGGATTGGCTCATCGAGTTGTTTCTGTAAGTATTCGAGACGCGAATTGGTGAATTCTTCAAAGGTCACTGTCAGAACGAGAAGGTATTTCCCCCGCTCCCCCCTGGAATATTGTAATCAAAGTTTGGATTCCTATAAGCCAATAACCAGCGCCAAGCGTCGCTAGGTCCAGGATATACCCACTGATCTTTATACTCCCACGATAGAACATCGATTTGCTTCCTTTTGATTCCATTCTGATAGTCTTCATAAGCGTCGGCAGTCCCGCCGCTGTATAGCCACCAAGCCCATTCGCATATAGCGTTTACAAGATTGGTTTCATACGTCGACGGAACGATCCACTCACCGCAACTGCGAATCTGGTTTTCTGCGGTCGAGAGCAAACGAGTCTTTTGATCCGTTGTTATCGTTGCCGTTCCTGTCCAGAGTTCTGCACCTACCTTCGTTAGAAAGTAGGTGTCTGCCGTTGCAATGTCAATCATTAGCTTAGGTTAAATTGGAGAACTTGTAAAGGTTCCGCAACCGCCGCGCCGTATCTAGCTCTCACAGTTTGAATCTGAGAGAATGAACGTGCATCGGATTCCATATAAGACTTAGGTTGTAACTTGTCACCTCGTTGAATCTTATTGCCAGGAAGAACCATAAGACAAATTGACTCAGGGAGAAGGTTTCCGTTTGAGCTTCTAAGGTTATACGTTGGCATCCATTTGAAGTTACGTGATCCAAGAATAGACGGAGCGATACCGCTAGCAGTTCTTTGTTGAAGCGCCGCCATAATTCGTCCTTCAAATTGTGGTGTTCCGTAAATCAAGAATGGAGTTGTCGCGGTGTCACCGAATCCCAAGTCCTTGCAAGAGTTTCCGAGTCTGAAAGATGCGAGCTGGATTGTGTCTGTGTCGCGTTTCAGGATTTCTGCTGGCGTTGTGCCAGAACCTTGCCAAGTAGTGTTGTTCGTGTTACCTACGGAAGAATCGACCAAAAGCGCATAGTGAACTTTTGACTTCTTATTCCAGAAAGCATCTTGGAACTGTTCTGCGAGCGAAATCATAGTAGACCACTCTCTGTCTTCTACCATTTGCTCAGTCCAACCGATACCGTCCGCGTAAGTCACTGCAGGAACTTGAACTCTTGAACCTGTGAATCGACGAATTACAACTTGTCCGCCTTCTGGAAGTTCGTCAAAGGCAAACGAGTTTGTCACGTCTACGATTTCGAAGTAGTTTCTTGTTTCGTCAAAAATACGCTCTTTGAATGCTTCCATCCATCGGAGGTCGTAGTTTGTGATTCTTGAAAACACGTCGAAAGATCGTGTAATGACTTCAGGAAGGTCGCTTGACGTGGTGAACGCTTGAATTGCGCTATTAGTCAAAGTGCCTGTTCTGATTTGGTTCTGTAGTGTCATAGGAGCATTGACGAACGCTTGGATTGAATTTCTCGCCATGCGTTTTTCGTCTGGAGTCCCTTTTACCATTGCGCCGACAATTCTTTTCAATCGGTCTGGTTCTGCAAGAGCTGTGAATTGTTTATAAAATTCTAGATTGCTCATTAGTAGTTAGCTCCTGTCCATCGTGCTTCAATTTTGGAAGTTCCTGCTGGGTAAGTTGCTTTTGAGTAACCTACAAGCTTACGACCTGCCGTTGAAGTTTGGTTAAATGTTCCCGTTGGTGTACCAGCCGACTCGTAAAGAGGCGCGCCTTGCGTCCAAGTAAGTGAGCTGTCAACATCCGCGATTACGTTGTCTGCCTCGGTGCAAAATGCTCCAAGGTTTCCTGATACGGTATCATTAATCCAGAATCCGAGACGACCCGAAAACTGTGCAACCGTTCCCTTTGTGACCGTTGCCGTTGGGACTCTTTGCCCTACGATAGCGTCATCTAGTGTACATGCTATTAAAACTGGCATATTATTTCTCCTTTTTTCCTAAATGGAATTGTGGTTTTTCAATCGGGAAAGTGGATTGTCCACCTAAGACGATTGGTTTTGATTTGGGAGTCTCTACGACTTCCTCTTCCTTAGTTGGTTTCGTTTCTGGTTTTGCCATATCGTTACCTAATACATTTCGTGTTTGATTTCGAATTCGGTCGTTTCAGGACTTGCTTCGGAGTCTTTCGTTGGTGGGTTTTCAGCCGACACGGGAAAGAGTTTTTGGATTCGTTTAAAGTCTTCTGTCTGGGCATCGACGAAAGTCTTTATTGACTCTTCTTTGTTCTCACTTGGAGAATATTTGTCAAGGTTTTCTTCGATCCACTTAATTTGTTTTTCGGTTAGTTTTTTTGTCTTCGCATATTCTAAAATGTCGGTCTTTGCCGTGAAACGCGCGTTCTCTAGTTTGATCGTCGAAAGCTCAGATACTTTTGGCTCAAGTTCTTTCACTTTGGTTTCGAGTTCAATAATCTTTGCTTGTGATTCTTTTCTTACGTCCTCCGGTGAAGGTAGCTTCTTTAAAAGATAGCTTGTTATCTGTGCGTCTCCACCTCGGAAACTGATCTGTCCGTTTGCTTCTGTTACGGGTTCTCCTATGATCTCATCACGCGAAAAAATCTGTGATGGGAATGTCTGACGGCGTTTTATTTCCGCCACGATGTCGCCGAATGGCGCGGTTGTTAAATCCATTTTCTTTCCTTTGCCTAGTTCGCTAGGACTTTCTTTTTCATCAAAACATTGAATTGATGCGAGTAGTTTTGCGTCCTGAAACGCGGGTATGTCGTTTTCTGACTTACCAAGTGCAAATCTGGAAAGCGCTGTAATGCCCTCCGCTATTCCCATACCAAAACCGTTTTCAGTCCAGTCCAGGTCTGCTTCCATTGATATGACATCATAATCGGAATCGGCTTTGTCTGGAAAATATGCAACGATGACCGAGTTAAGAACGCCATTTATGATTTCCTCTCCCTTGCCGACAACTTGAGCAACTGCCCTCTCTCCGCGCTTGATGTTGTCTTTTGTGTGACCAGCGATACATTGGATTCCCATAGAGATTGCATCTGTGACCGACTTAATCGCCTTACGTCCCCACGAGATTTCTTTCGTTCCCTGGCCTACGACTTTCGGACGTGAAACACCTTCGTGAGCAACCGAGTATTTTTTGAATAACGGGTGAGCATCTTTTGAGATAATGTTTCCCATGATCGGTTGTGCAACATATTTACGAATGTCGTCTTTGCTGAATGATTGAATTTGACCGCGTATTATCATTCGTGGTATAGGTTTGGCGAAATAATCCAGACAAAGACTTCCGTCGCTGTCGCTGTTCCCAAGAGAGGCTTTGCAATCACTTGTAGGTATTCCCCTGGATTGATAACGAGTGGCGCTTCAAAGTCAAACTGAATGCCCGTCGCCTGCGCGCCAATAGCCGCGCCAACTGGGAACGAGATCACGCCTAGAGGTTGTATTCTTCTTATCTTTGTCGTGTTGTTAATAAATGAGCCTGTCTCAGTCCCCGCGAGAGAGGCGGCGAGGTTTGCTTGTTGCGCACCCCATGCGACTGCGACCGCGAATGTCGTGCCTGTGGTAGCCACCGCCGCGACCGTATTCACACAATCCACTTTCATACCTCTTAGCTTTAAAGTTCTTGGCGTTTGGTTTACGCCACCAATTGGGTTCTGCCAAGAAGAAACGATAACGTCTGTGGTCGATGTTGCGGGCGCGTTCATTTGGAAGATTCCACCCACAAAAGCTCCAAGTGCAGCTGTGGTATTTGTAGCCGCCGCCGCCGTTGGTAAAGTCGTGTTTGCCCATTGAACCATAGCGTTCCCCATGGTTCCACCGTTGAGGCCTTGCATACCAAGCCCAAGCTGCGACATTTGGTTTGCCCAAGTTTGATTTGTGCTTAAGTCCATGAGTGTGACGGATATATCACCGACTTTGAATATCGTGTTAGGTGTTGACCCGACTGTTCCTGAATTGTACTTTTGGACAAAATAAGGAAGTGCGGTGGTTATAAACGGCTGACCTTGACCCGCTGGCATGTCTTGACTTCCGTAAAGAACATCGTCAATCCAATAGTCTACTTGTCTTTCTCCGATTACGACTACAAACTTGTAATTTTGGTTGAGGTCTAAATCCGTAATCGTTGCGATAAGGGTTTGTTTTGCGGTTGTGCCTGAGTTATAACGAATACACCCCGTAATGCCCGTTGAGGTCATTTCCCACCAAACCCCGTCGATACATTCTGCCGCGCCTGTGGCGATACCTAAACCCCATTGGATAACCTCGTTGACGGTTGGATAGTTTGTGAATTGAGCAGTCGTTTCTACCCCAAGAGGCGCTGTTCCAAATAAAGGAAAATAACGCCATGTTTGAAGGTAAGCATAGTTGCCCGATACGGTAGAAGTTCCCGCCGCGTTTACGTTTAGGAACCCCGCGCTTTGGGTCATTGTCATCGTCGTAAATGAGTGCTTCCAATTTGAGGTGTTCTGAGTTGTCGAATTAAAAGTGTCACCGAATAATACAGTATCTTGACCCACTCGCAAACGAAAGTCTTGTGATACCTCGGGACTTTTCAGGTAACGAGTGACGAGCTTTATCCCGCTGTCGTTCTCATAAAACGTAGTCATGTTTGATCTCGTTTCGTTTGTTACAACTTTTAACTCGTGTGAGGAGTTTACTTCTGCGACATTGCCGCTTGAATTTCCTAGTATTTTGTTTAAAAATGACATCTAAGTCCACCTATAATCTAATTTGAATTTTCCCGTCGCAAAACCAATGAGAACATAAACTGTAATCGTGAACCCTGTCGCCGCCGTTGGCTCACTGCATACCACGCGGCAAACCGCGCCCGCTTGTAAGTGGTCATTTGAAGTGTTCGACGAGTCGCTTGCTGTGCGTCCGCTTATCCATGCGTGAGGGACTGAGGTCGTAAGAATTGACGTTTGCCCTGTTACGCTTACCGAGGCTTCCGAGCTTGGTGTCGCTCCGAAATCCACTTCCACAATTCCCGATTGAACCGTTGGAATGTCGCTTGTGAATGCGAGCGTTCCGTCTGCGTCTTTTAAGGTGTAGGTTCTTGCGCCTGTATTTGTATTCGTAAATAATGAAGAGAAAGTATTAGCGACATTTCGCAAAAGCAAAGTAGCCGAAAGGAATGTCTTTGCACCCGTGTTTGTCTGAGGGTCTGCAAGAACCATATCACCCGAACCCGATGGAGTCGCCCAAGTGTTGTCACCTCGTAGGAAGTTTGACCCGCCTGGTGTTCCCGTTGCGGATAGATTGGCAAGGTCAATGACTCCGTTGTCTATGCTCCACACCGTTCCCGAACCCGATACTGTGATGTCGCCTTTGTCACCGTCTGGGACTGACCCCGAAATTGATATATCACCTGACCCAAGTAGAGAAGTGGAATTTATTGTTTTTATGTTCGTCCCAGAAATGAGAGTATCTTGTTTCGAGGCCGCGAGTCCTGAGTAAAGCGTGTTCGTCGCGTTGTCGCCTGTATTTGTTCCAGACGTGTTTCCGATTACTGTTTGCTGTGCATCGGTAACGAATCTTTTATTTGATGAGTCTGTTATATTTGCAGTTGTGGTCGTGTCCGCGTTTACCACGCTTCCTAGTCCGACGTCGGATTTTGTAAGTGCTAGGTCCGTTTTGACTTGTGCCATTGTGCGATTAGTCCACGCACCTGACTTTCTTTGAATGACATCGTCATTCGATGGAGTAAGTGCCGCGATTGCAGTCAAATCCGCGTCGAGAGGTTGCAAGCCCGCAAGAGACTGATCGCCTGTGTTTGTGCCAGAACTTGTGCCAGTAATAACGCCACCGCCTGTTGCAAAATCAGCGTCTGAAAGTGCCGTGTTGAATTGAGCGAGTGTTCCGCTTATGCCTACAATGGAAGTTTGATTCCCTGTGTTCGTTCCGCTTGTATTGCCTAAAACGATTTGTTGCGCGTCGGTTATATATCGCTTGTCCGTAACATCGGCAATGTCGCCTGTGTCAAGAACTACGACACCCGTTTGACCGTTGACCGAATCTACTGCGCCACCGCCTCCACCTCCCGCACCAGGTGGACCTTGCGGACCAGGCGAAGAGATAACGATTCTAGCTTGTGGTGTTTCTGTTACAATTACGGTATTGCTCATCGTGTCGCCTCTGGGAATAAAAGGAAAGTCCCTTCAATTAGACGCGTAACTTCACCGCTTCCCGATGTAAGTTCTAAGTCATAAACATACGCTCGTTTCACATATTCTAGAAGTTGCGTGTCAATCGGTTGAAAAGTTATGTCGATGACTCCGTTTGCACCGCCCATCTGAAGCCCGTAAGGAGGCGCAGAGGTTAGGTTGATATTTGCCGATGTCGCGGTATATGATGTGCGGACTTGTAGGTTTGCTGAGTATCCGAAATTGCTTATAGGATTTCCATCTGGGTCTTGATAAGTTACCGATAGACGATATGTAGACCCTTGGTCAATGTTGATGTTGTAAATACTAGACATCCTCTTCGTCCTCGATTGGCGGTTTAGGCATAGGCATGTTGTCGCCTAGTCCACTCATTGCGCCTGTCATGATAGCCATACCCGCCGCCGCTTCCTCCGCAAGTCTCTCCTCTTCTTCATCGTTGTCGATGCCTGGAAGCATGTCGCGGAACGTGCGCTTGGAAATGTATTTCTTGTCAACCGCAGATTCGTAAGTTGTGATCATGGAGTTTATTTCGGCTAGGGAAACAGGTGGAATACGAACGGATATGCAATCGGGGTCGAGTGTTGTGCCAAAGTATTCGTTGGAAAGAATCATTGCTTTGGAATAGACTTCTTTCAGCTTCTCTTCCCAAATTATCCGCTCGGTGATTGTTTTATTCGTGATAGCTTCCGCCATCTCTTCAGCCGTCGCACGACCGCCACCTATGAGCTCTGGGAAGCCAAGTAGAAAGATCGGTATTCCAGTATGTCCGCTAATCTTTTGGGCGCAAGCCGTAATCTCACCTTTGAGCGATTCGATTCCGTCGGCGTTGAAGTCGAGCGTGTAGGATTTACCCTTTGCGAATGCCAAGCCCTCACCTACCTTCCATTTCTTTCCGCGTTCGTGTGGATTAGTGAGGTCTTCCGATTTACCGTTTAGGATTTGCGACACCTTAGAAGCGTCTTGCCAAGTCTCCATTTCAAACATAGGAGTAGTCTTAGCGAATCGGTCGTTGACGTAGCGCCAATTCTGGTATGCTTTGTCTGAGTTGATAATTTGCTCCAGCACGAAAAAGACCGAGGAAGGTGTGATTCTGTGGTCTAGGTAGTTTTCGGACATGGTCATCGTGCAATAAATAAAGCGGTCTGGTCTGACTTTGTATTCTTTATTTCCTAGCGTGTATCGGACTTGAACGGGTTCGCCAAATTCGTTAAAATCAATCTCATAGAAGTAGTCCACGAAATTGAACACGCGAGGCACGATCATTTGAGAAGCCGCGTCAACCATAAGAACGATTAGAACTTTGCCCTCAATCTCTCCGTTTGTCGCGAACCGTTGGCGAAGGATGTTCATTTTATTATGACGCTCGAAAGCCTCGATCCACTCCTCTTCCGCCTCATACTCGTCTTCGCATGATACTTTGGTATCCTTGGACATGATCCAAGAGCGACGGTATGTAATGACGTTTTGAATGCCTGAGTTGCCAAACTCTAAAAGGTTATTCATTCCCCGATAAATTAAAGTGAGTGAGTTGTAAAAGTTTTTTACGTTCTCTTCCACCTCGCTCGATGTAAAAATCGAATTCGAGTTTGATACTACCTGAAATAGTGCCTGGATTTTAGAACGCAACCATTCACGAATCAAGGGCTTTCCGCCGTCGGAATGTGATTGGCGGTAGGTGATTTGACCATAAGCGCCTCGTAGGATTTAACCTAATCACGGTAGGAAGGATTCGTCAAGTTTTTTTGCAGTCGGATTTTAGGCGCTCGCTCTCTCCCTTGATGCTTGGATTGCGTCAATCAAAATCTCGTCCTTTAGTCCTTGTCCTGGGTAAATAAGATTTAAGGTTAAATGGTATTCTTTGCTATTGTTTCCCATTGCCACCCTTTGCCGTGCCCTCATTGCAATCGCATCTTGTAACTCTTCCAGTTCCTTGCGAGTAGCTTCATGTGCTTCTTGTTCAATAAGTAACGCTTGAACTGTTATGTCTGAATTCTTTTTGGTCTGTTCATGTGCTAGGCGTTCGGATTCGTAGTCGTCATAATCAACATAGCCACCATCGGGAACTTCTTCTATGCAATTATAGTCTCCCATGTCGTCGTTTCGCAAGACTAAACCGTATCGTTTTATCTCACTCATAGCCTATTCTCCTTTAATCACTTTGGATAGGTCGGCGGTAAAATCATCTTGATCGAGTTCGCTATAAGCACTAATTTCAATAACTTTCACTTTGAAATTATATTTTCCTTTCTTTTCCACCTCATCTAAAAAATTCCTTTGCTCTACTCCGCAAGTAGGACGGGAAGCGAGCCATAGGACAAATTTTTCCCGCCAACCAAATTCGCCTGAGAACGCTTTCTCACCTGGGTTCTCTCTTTCATATTGCTCTATTAGTTTAGTTAGTTCCATCCCTTCCCTCTCTTCTTTGATTGTATCTCTGTTATCTGGACTTTGATTGGGACGCATTGCTCCCAATATGGTGAATTCATATAAAACTTTGTTAATAAAACGCATCCTTTTTTTGTTTTACTACCAGTTTGTGGTATATATTTTCTTTTGCTATGCCACGCAATCCACATTGTTTCAGTTCTATGTTTGGTCATTTTAATATCTCCTCAATTAGTTTAATGCATACCTTGTAGGCTTCATCTGCGGAATAAAACTCTTCCGAGTATGCGCTCTCGTTTTCGTTCCTTTGTTGCATTATCTTTATCGCCTCAATTAACTTTTGTTTTGCTTGGCTTGTAGAAGGATAACTAGCTATACAGTATGGCGAACAGTATGTCGATGTACCCACAAGTTCTTTACCGCATTTTTTACATACTGGTTTCATTAGACAAACCCCTCTTTAACGATCTCAACCTTTTCGCTTATACTGCCTATGCGTTGAAAAATATTTCCTGTGTCATGTGGTGCTAATTTTCCAAACCGTCCGTATCTAAAAGATTCATTGGAACAAACAACATACTCTTGTGGTAGGTCTTTAAGGACAGCACGGATAACGGTATCAAATGACTCAGAAAGAATATATCTGTCTTCGTCCCAGTGAAAGCATTCACGTAAGTGCTTATACTTCACTTCTTCTTTGGTAGCGACATTTATGTCGTCACCACTTTGCGGAAACAACGCGTCTGCCATGTCGTGTTCTGCTAGCTTGTCGGCTAGTTTTTTTTGGAAGTATTCTTCTGTTCGTTTCTCGATTTCTGAGGTATCATGTCGTTCCCTTACATACTCAATCCCCAACCGTTTAGCTACACCTTGACAGAATTCGTCTGCTGTTTGGCAGTTTTCGACTTCTTTACCATAATAAAAACCCCATTCTTTGTCGTCGTAAGTTGACAAACAAACAAATTCAATGATACCTCGTATTCCAGAAAATTTGTCTCGGCTAGCCCATTTCGCCCCGCACTTATCCAACCACTCAATGTGATGTGGTTTTAGTTTGTTGTATTCAATGTATATTCCGTTCATGGCTTCCTCGTTGCAAATACCATTGCAAGAAGTAGCAATGCCCACCATAGTGCGACATTAAGTATCATCATAATTTCTTGTATATTCATCGTCTATTCTCCATTTCTTCCAACTTCTGCTCCGCTTCCCATACAGCCGCGTCTTCCCATTCGTCATCCGGAATGTCAGCGTATCTGTCATCGTATTCTGGATCGCGTGGATCAATTCCTTTGTTCGGGTTCTTCATGGCGCGCTCCCTTGTCGTATCCAATCTGGTTTTGTTATTCTCTTCCGCTCTTCTATGTCGGCTATGTATTTGTCCACAGACTCTTTTAAGTAGTATCCTGTTCGAGTTCTCTTAATTTTTCCCTGGTTGCATAACTTACTTATTTTAGATACATAACAGCCGATGCGCTGTCTTGTTTCTTCCAAGCTGTACTCGTTCATTTGTTTGCCGCCTTTTTAATTAAGGCGCTATAAACGTATCTGTCCCATCGCGCGGTTGCCTTTACAGTCTCGCATAGCTTTTTGAGTTTGGCGTATTCGTCTTCTTCAAGTCTCATTGAAATTACGTAGGTTTTTTTCAAGTTGGTTCTCCTTTAATTTACCTAATCGTAATTATCAATAATTTTGTGTAAAGTATTTTTTAGTATTTTCCTAATAACAATTCAGCCATGTCTACGCCTTCATTATGCTTGTCCGAGTATTCTGCGTATCGAAGCGCGTCCATCATATCGTCGTTTGCTTTAATCGGAACCTCTTTTGTTTTGTTTTTCGCGTCCCAAATATAGGAATTGAATTCTCGAATCGTTGCAGTGCAAGCTGAGTTGACTACGTATTCGCCGGAGTTGACGCGGCTCTTCATGTAAAGGATTCCAAGAAACACGTCTTTGTTCGCCGCAACTGCTGGAACGCCGGCTCGTTGTAAGTCTTCAATAATTTCAGGTCTTGCCGAGTCACAGTATACGGTATCAATTCGCCATTCACGGCATTTCCGCTTTGCTATGTCCACGATCTCATTTGAAGTGAGTCCTCTTTGATACACTTCATCAACTTGAAAAGATAGCTCTCGTTTTTTGCCAATAATTGCCATCGCGGTCGGGTGAGTGAATCCGAAGTCCAGACCCGCAATGAATCGGTCAAATGTTCTATGCCAAGGAATCCATTTTTCTCGATCTTCATACGCTGGCATTTCTCGAATTGACCGAACGGGTAAATTGTAAATGAGACCTTCCATTGCTCCCCACTGACCCTCCACCATTCGCCGATAGTAATCTGGATTCGTTTTCTTTAGTTCTTCCAAGTCTTTGAGGAAGTCGTCTGGTAAATATACGTTCCGTGCGGTGTTTGAATAAATGACCGTTGAGCCTTCAATCGGCGATTCGATAAACCGCTTGTAAACCCAGTTTCCGAAGACGTCTGGGTTCGTTGCTCCGAAGATGCACCCTGGCATATTTGGTTGTCTCATTCTTGTTCGAAGCATTTTAAAAAACTCTTCTGGAACGTCTGACATTTCCTCGATTGCCGCCGCTCCAAGGTTGTATGATTTCAGCTTATTTGGATCGTCAAGCTGGCGAAAAAATATTGTCGAACCGTTCGCCAAAACTAGGTTGTGATTCGATTTGTTGTTTTCTGCAATCCAAGATGATGGGCAGACATTGAAAAACTCCCGCATCGTGGTGTCTCTTAACTGTGGGAAAGTCCTCGCCCCGATCAAAACCATTATTCCTGGGAATCTTTTAATAAGCTCTAGGACTTTTAAAACAATCGAATAGGTCTTCCCGCTTCCTACCCCGCCTGAATTTAGAACGAACCTCGCCTCTGAGTCTACGAACCTCGCTTGATCCCATAAAAGTTCAATTCTCTGGCGGTTTGGCTGGTCGGACATATTCCAATATGATAGGAGACTCTACGGATACCGAGTCTTTTTGCTTCCCGTAACGATTGTCTAAGATTGCGTTGTATGCTTGAACGTTCCCTTTGTTTATAACCTGGCCAATCATTGCTAGGGTCATACGCTGTTCAACGGAAAGATTCTCGTCCTCCCCGCTGAGAGGGTTTTTGCCTGCCGTTATGACATCCAGGAACTCTTTTACGATTGTCGCTCTGTTCCTTGTCCCTTTTGGTCTTCCGTTTGGGTTTGGTGATGGGTCGCCCTTTTGTGGTCTGTTTAGCCTACCCCCGTTCTTTCCTTCTATTGTCTCACGCTGTTTCATCGCTGTTTCCTTTGTTTTTCGTGTAGAATTTTCACTACGGCATTCTCCCATTTAATTGAGTGATGCAACCGCATATTAGATTCACCCATTAGTCTTATCTTAGTGCAACTCGGAGCGAATAGAATTGTGTAGAATGATTTCACATAGGTTCCGCTGTTAAGGTAGGTCTCGCTCATTCCCCCGTCTTCCTGTTGTGTTGCTCTTTGTTGCAGTGCAACATTGTTTATTTGACCAATAAGGACGCCTTGCGAGCCCCGATGCACGTAGGTATTCACATCTTCGTTTATCATGCCTATAAATTGAAACGGGCGGCTTGTAGAGCAAAAGAAACTATTCATCGCCTTCCTTCTGATTGATATTGATTCGGCTGTCTTTCCTTTTTCCCCGCCAAAAAAGTCCCCACCCTGCGAAATTGAAAGTGTCGTAAAGGGTGTTTTCTTGTAGAAGTCTAGGATTGAATAAAAAATGTCGTCTATCTTTCGAAGTGTTTTGAACTGATAACGGTATTCGGAGTCGAAACGATAGTTGAAATGAGTGTAGTCGTCGTCGAGTTGGATAAAGTATTCATACCCTAGTTCCCCCGCTATGTCGAAGCAAGCGTTTCTAGCAAATGAAATGCACTTTTTATTCCCGAAGTTTTCCGCTGTTTCGAATTTGATTTCTGCCTTGTCGAATACGACAACCCTGTCCCCGAAATTAAAAAAATACTCTTCCTTTCGTTGGTCATCGCTATCAATAATAATATAGATCGGGATCTCCACCCCGACCTTTCTTAAGGTCTCCCAGGTAAAAACGCTGTTTGGTCTTCCGTGGGTTAGAATGAAGATGCAAAAATCATTCATATTCCGAAGCATAGGTCTCCGCTATTTCTTTTGAGAGTTGAACGAATCCTTTTTCTATTGCCTGGTCAAAGTCTACTATAACGAGTGCGGAATCTTCCATCAGGCTTTGCGTTTCTGGTTCTGAGTGTGCGTAATAGTCTGCGATTAAGGAATACTTAAAAACTAAATGCCGCTGCGCGGATAGTCTTAGAAATTCCTTTTCCTCCTCTGGTACCGATGATGCGTTTATTCTTTCAATCAAAGCGACGGTTTTTGTTTTGTCGATTAGGTCCGCTACGGAAGGCTTTTCGTTTTTTGGCTCGTAGATAGGTGCTTCAACTTTTCTTGAGTATTTGTTTTCGGGGTCAACGTCCTTCTCTCCAAAGTGGTCTGCAAATTCCAATTGCTGACTAAGTCCCCACTCTGTCAGGTCTGAGTTTGCCCAGCCGTTCGCTAGTTCTGCCCAATCCCATTCCCCGAAGTTTACGTTGTCCTTTATTACGAATTCTTTT